CGGACGGGGAGATGGATCTCCACGCTATACGTTCCGCCAGTGCCATCAAGGCGGCGGCCACCAGGAAGGCCAACCGGGCGAAGAAGGCGGTAGCGGCGTGACGATCGGCGCAATCATAACCGAGATCGACGAGATACTGGAAGCGGTCAACCGCCGGAACGGGGGTGTCCATACCCCCAAGGCGAGGGCGCTCCAGAGGAAGTTCTCTGTCGCCCTGTCCCGCTACTTCAAGAAGCTCCAGCGCTCCTTCCCCTACGAGGATCTGAGGGCCGCCAGTAAGTATGTCAAGGAGACCAAGGGCAGCGACGCCCGCCGGATAGCCAAGAAGGCCGTGGATCCCACTGTGTCGGACATGGACTTCATCATCGGGAACTATACTGACAAGGGGTTCCAGCTCGGGACCACTCAGGCACTCGGCCAGGTCAAACCACGATTCGGTGTCCCTGATGCCACTGTAGCCGATGGGATCAAGAAGAACGGGGCCCGGTGGGTAAGGGATTATACCTCCCAGAGCTCCAGGTGGATCAATGAGGAGACCCGGAAGATACTGGCGAACACGATAGAGACTGGATTCAACCAGGGCGCGTCACCCCAGACGCTGGCCAAGATGGTCCGCGACAGGATGGGACAGATGGCTGATGCCACAAAGGGGCGGGCCATGATGATCGCCCGGACGGAGTTGGCGAGCTCGGTCAGCAACGCATCCCTGAATACCTACCAGGAGATGGGTATCAACGGGAAGGAGTGGCTGACAGCGAGCGCGTCTGACTGCGATATATGTCACGATAACGAGGGGCAGGGAGTGATCCCGGTCGGCGAGGCCTTCGCCAGTGGGGACATGGCACCGCCGGCACACCCGAACTGTGAATGCACACTAAGCCCGGCGAGGCTGCCGAAATGAAGGGAGGGCGATAATGGCCACCAAGATTAAGGAAGTAATGAGTGATCAAGATCGGCGCGAAGTGCTCCAGGCCGCCGTGACAGACTCACTGGCCGTCGGGAATACATCACAGGGGCCGTTCATCAAGGAGGTCTATCCCGATTACCTTGTCTACGAGGTGGGCCGGAAGATGTTCCGCATCGCCTACGTCATCGACCAGAAGGGCAAGGTCGTCTTCGGCGAGGCGGATCGGGTCACCCCCCACACCGTCTACACCACCGTAGAGGCAATCGGTGTTATAATCGATGAGATGACCACCCTGGCCGGGGAGCGAGAGGACGTCACCGAGGCCCGCGCCTCACTGGACGCCCTCCTGGAACTGTCCGACAGCGAGGATCTGACCGAGGAGCATGCGAAGCCTATCATGGAAGCGGCCGCCGTTATCATCGCCAAACTGAAGGAAGCACCGGCCTCCAAGATAGAGGATGGCATGACCTATCCGGCCGCAGCGTTCGCCTATGCCCCGGACACCTCTACACCCCAAGGGTGGATGCTGAGAATGTGGGAGGATCCCACCAAGAAGGTGACCAAGACACAGCTCGGGAAGGCATCCGCAGCCCTCTCCCCTGGTGGATTCAGGGGCCAGAAGGTAGTGATCGCGGCAGAGTCGCTACCGGGTGTGAAGAGAACGATCCGGGCGGCCTACGCGAAACTCGGCGTGGATCCGAATGATGTACCCAGATGGGTCAAGGAGGCTGGCGAAATGCGCGAGCAAATCATGGAATCCTGTGAGATTGACATCAGCGAGGCTACCGATGCAGACATAGCGAAGGGCGTCCTTCCTGTCCGGATCATTCAGCCCGGGTTCAATTCATCCAAGCAGCGGTATTACTCGGAGGCGTCTGTCACCGATGCCGCCACTATATTTGACGGCGCCAAGATGTACGCCGACCACCCGGCCGAGGGAGACCGGCCCGAGAGGTCAGTCAGGGACTGGGTAGCCACGCTGCACAATACCCGCGTCAGTGAGAGCGGGAACGCAGTGGGCGTCGCCCACATCCACGCCGGCTGGCTGAAGGAGATGGTCGGCAACCTGTACCAGGCGGGCGACCTGAAGCACCTGGGGACATCAATCAATGCGGTCGGGAGGGCCGTGAAGCAGACCATAGAGGGGACTAAGACCCAGTATGTCGAGGGTCTGATCAAGACGAGAATGCAATCCGTCGACTTCGTGACTGAGGCTGGAGCCGGGGGGCAAGCTGGTTTGACAGAGAGCGTGGGCGATTCGTTCGTGAACGCTGAACTGATGGACGTGGCGACGCTCCGGGAAGCAAGGCCTGATTTGATCGAGGCGATTGAAGCAGATATCAAGTCTGAAATTCAGGCAAAGGAGAAAGCTGCCATGGAATTGGAAGCGAGAGTCACAGAGCTGGAAGGCCAGCTTGAAACCGTCACCACCGAGCGTGATGCGCTCCAGGAAGCGGCCCGCGTGGCCGAGGCCGAGAAGGTAAAGACCGCGGCGCAGACCGCGATCGCTGAAGCCGTCAACGCCTCCGACCTGCCGGATGCCGCGAAGACCCGGCTCATTGAGAGCCAGAAGGAGGCCACCAGTGCGGAGGGGATCGCCGAGATCATCACCGCGGAGGCCACCTACATCGCCACCCTGACCGACAAGGGCAAGGTCACCAACCTCGGTCCCAAGGAAGAGGACACCACAACCCTGGAAGAGGCGAGAGCCGCCACCGATAAGGCTATGGGCCTGACCAAGGAATAAACTAAGGAGGCATAATCATGCCTGGAGTAACAGCAGGAGTCTATACCGGTTCGCTTGATGCCGGTACTGAAGTATCAAGCACCTACGAGGGCCGTCACCTGACGGTCTACGAGGCCGAACTGATCCACCCGTACCATGCCGATGGTTTCGTCGACAAGGGCGAACCCGTTGTCCTGTGTGATTCGGGGGTACCCACCACCTACGGGCTGGCCGTTGGTGTGGCGTTTAACAGCGCCGCCGCAGCGACCGACCTGATCGCCCTTGACACCGAGGGGATCTGGAACCTGACCGTCTACGCCGAGGACGATGATGGCGACCGCGCCATCGAGATCGGTGACCGGCTCTACATCCGCTGCGGCGCGCTTGCGGGCGCGGCTGATGCGGACGGTACCGGCGACGCGGAGATCAGTAAGATTTCCAACACCGTCGTCCAGATCCCGTTCGGCTACGCGCTGGGTAGCGTTGTGGCCGGTGGATCCGGTGTCATCGCTGTCAAGGTTCACTTTGGCGACGAACTGATGGCCAACATCGCCAACAAGGGGCTGGATCACGTCAAGGGCACGACCACCGACCCCATCGCCTGGGGTACCACCGGTAACCACCTGGAGTCCACTGTCTTCACCGTCGGCATCCTGACCGACTACATCAATGGCATGAGGCAGCAGATGCTCACCACGGGGGATATCACCGCGGGCGGCGTGTACAATTACTACACCCGCCAGGATATCCAGCACGGTATCCAGAACATGATCGGCGTCCACGCGCTGGAATACTTCCACCCGGCCACCGCGGCCGACGAGACGATCAACCAGATCCTGGGTATCAGTGGTCAGTGCTACCTTCTGAACCCCGGCAAGACCATCACCCTGACCGATCAGATCGCCTGCATCAGGGCGACGATGGACCAGGACGCCACGAGCGCCATCACACCCTCGGAAGCCGGAGTCAATGGTAAGTTCATCGGCGTGTCGGTCTACATGAATGGCCTGCTCCACGACAACGAAGGCGACTCCATCGGTATCCAGGTCGACCAGGGCGGCGGCGGCACTTCGTATCCGGACTACGGTCTGCGTATCAGGTGCGAGTCGGCCAACGCGCTGGCGGGGATCCGGCTGGAACAGCTCGCCGTCAATGGCGGCTACGGCATCGACATCGAGGACAGCGGCGGATTCTACTACACTTCCCTGATCCGCTACGACGGTGTGAACGCGAACGGCTACTTCCTTCAACTGACCGCCGCCGCTGGCGTTGAGGACTCCGCGATCCCGTTCGATACCGCGACGTGCGGCGAGACTGCCGACATGCGCCTGCGCGTCAGGTGCGTTGGCGACGCGACTGTTCGCTACATCTACCTGTATCCGATCTAGAAAATCAGCCCTGCCGGGGAGGCTTGATATTCCCCGGCGTAAGAAAGGAGGAGTGCTTTGAAACTTACCAACGCCGAGATTATGAACTCAAAGGAGCCACTGCAAGAACTGGTCAAACTCAAACTCCCGATCAAGACCAGCCTCGCTCTGATGAAGCTAGTCCAGAAGTTCAACGAACATCTGGTGCCAGCCGAGGAGATCAAGGACAGGCTGGTCGGGGAGTACGGAACAGACCAGGGGAACGGCAAGATGGGCATCGGGCCGGGGGATGAGAACTGGCCGAAGTTCATGGCCGATTACGCGGAGCTCGTGGCCCAAGAGGTAGAGGTTGACGTTGAGATCGTCGCCCTGCCTGCAACCGTTGAGATATCGCCAGCCGATTTAATGGCGATTGAGAAACTCGTAACCGTAGAGGCTGGTCCGTAAGGGCCGGACTCCTCCTTCGCCCCGGTCGGGCATCATCCCCCGGCCGGGGTCCGAACGGATCAGGAGCTGACTGGACGCAACGCTGAAGGAAGGCCAAAGAGACGTGAAGAAGGCGCTAGTAACAAAATAGACAAGGAGTTCATCATGGAAACGATGAAAGAGCTTCTGGAGGGATGGGAAGGCTACCTACCTGTCAAGGGAACCTCCAGCGTAGAGCATGAGCAGCGCCTGACCGAAACGGTAAACCTGCTCACCGGCGGCGGGATGCCGTCACACCAGAGGGCCTACCTGATCCGGGAGGCGATGACGACATCCGACTTCCCGTACCTGTTCGGTGAGATACTGAACCGCGGCATGATTGCCGCCTTCAAGAACGCCCCTGCCGTCATGGACCCGATCTTCAAGCAGGGCAGGTTTAACGACTTCCGAACAGTCCACCGCTACCAGATCACAGGCGGCAACGAACGTCTGCGCGAAGTGGCCGAGAAGGGCGAGTACCTTGCATCCGACAGGGACGAGGTTCGCTGGACGTACACCCCGAAAAAGTACGGCAAACAGTTTGACATTAGCTGGGAAGCCATCATCAACGACGACCTCGGTGGGCTGAAGGACACCCCAATGAGGATGGCCCAGGCCGCGGTGGCCGCCAAGTCCTACTTCCAGACGGCGCTGTACTGGGACGCTAGCGGCCCGCTCGATGCCTACTTCGCCGGGAACGGTGGTGCCGCGGCAGTTGCGACCACTCCCCTGACGATTGCGAACCTGGAGACCGGTGTTGAGGCCATGGCCGCATATACAGACCCGGCGGGCAATCCCCTCACGAATCGGCCCAAGTTCCTGGTCATCGGCCCGGCTCTTGAGTTCACGGCGCGCCAGATCCTCACCAGCGCGAATAAGATGTACCTGATGACTGGTGACACCGATGTGGCCGCGACCGCGTACCCGACCACCAACGTGATCGCGCAGTACGGTCTGCAACTCATCATCAACCCGTGGCTTCCGATCATCTGCACAGACCACGGTGCCACGACCTGGGCGCTTTTCAGTGACCCGAACGATATCCCTGCCGGGGAGTTCGGAACGCTGACTGGCCGAGAGGAGCCTGAAATCTTTATGAAGGCATCCGATCAGGCCCGTGTCGGTGGTGGCTTGGCTTCGCCGATGGACGGCGACTTCGCCACGGACAACATCTTCTACAAGGTGCGGTACGTCTTCGGCGGCTGCACACTGAGCGGAAGGGCAGGCTGGGCGTCAGACGGCGCTTAAGCACAAGCGAATAGACCGGGACGGCTACTGACATGGCAAAACGTGGCCGCAACGGGTGGGGATTGAGGTGTCAGCCGACTCACCCAGAATAACCGCCGTGAAGCCTGGACTGGGCGGCCAGAGGCGGGTGGAGACAGATGCCTTCGGGGTACTGGATTCCACCGTATCCAGGACAAGTCCCGGTAACTGAATAAAATGGGCGCCGGGGGGGCTACGGCTCCTCCGGCAAAGCCCACAACAAGGAGGGTCAGATGGGACCCAATATCGAATTTGGATGGAACCCGGTCAATGTAACCGCAGAGGCCATCGTTCGGACAGGCGCCTGCATCATGCACTCGGTCGTCCTGAACGGCGTGACTACGGTCGGTGACGTTCTGATCTACGACGGCACAGACGCAGGTGGGACGCTGATCGCCACGCTGAACGTCAGGAGCGCCGTATCGGTATCGTTCCAGGGGCTCACGTTCCTCTACGACTGCAAGATGGAGACAGGTATCTTCGTTACATTCACGGCCTTCGCCGGTAACCTGACCGTCATGTGGGGCTAGTCATGGCTGATCGAACACCGTTTAACAAGGCCTATTGCCGGGCTATCAAGTGTGAACATCGTCACGGGAACAAGTGTGCCGTTGACCACTGCGAAGCCCCGGGCGGTCAGAAGTGGGCCGTCTACTGGACGGAGAACGGGAAACTGCCGGGAGAGGAGAGTTAAATGCCTGACCCGAGAATATGGCCGATAGCCAGTTCGGTAATCAGTCAGGAGTTGGTTGGTGCTGTGAGCACACTGGTCATGGCGGCCAACACCAAACGGGCTGACGCGGACTTCATTGTCGACGACGACTGAGTGGTCTACCTCGCAAGGGGGGAGGCGGCAGTTGTCGCGTCGGGGATAAGGCTGAATCCTAATGGTGGTTCATACCATATCGGGACGAACAACCTCTGGGAGGGCGAGGTGTACGCCATCACTAACAGCCAGGTGAAATGTAATTTGACAATGATTGAGGGGAGCAGGCCAAGATAATGGGCGGCGAAGGGATACACAATCCATCAGATATATCAGAGCTTGATACTTATTTAGACGCGATATTCGCGTATTGCATATACATCTATGGCGAGGTGGCGGGCCTTGACGGCGACGCCATGCGCGGGACGGACAACGCCGCGCTGGCAGCGACTGCCCTCTCAACGGCTGTGTGGACGGCGGCCCGCGCCGGGTATTTAGACGAACTGGCGGCGGCTAACATCCCCGCCGATATAGACACACTCTTATCCAGACTGACGGCGTTGAGGGCTGGCTATCTCGACGAACTCGGCCCCACGAATATACCCGCTGACATCGATACTATCATCACGAATCAGGTACACATCCCTCAATTCACCGGTGATATATGGTACGTGGACGGGGATGTGGCTTCCAGTGGGGACGGCACTACTCCAATACAGGCCTTCAAGACAATCACCGAGGCGTTTGCTGCGTGGTCTGCCGGTGACAGGACGGTGGTAAAGGCCGGTGTATATAACGAAGACGGGCTGGTTATGTCCCTCGATGGGACTGAACTGTGGTTCGAGATTGGGGGCTCGATAATCAACACCACCCCCGGAACGTGTCTTCAGGTGACGGGTGATTACTGCCTGCTCAGTGGGATAGTCACATCACAGGCCGGACAGGTAGGTTTCGACCTTGACGGCGACGGTGCTTTTCTACAGGATTGCGTATCCGCCGTGAACGCCGTCGGGTTCGACCTTGACGGTTCAAGATGCACTCTAACAAGGTGCAGGGATCAGGCCGCCACGGTGACGGGCTACGATATCGCTGGCGCGTCTAACACCCTTTTCATGTGCAACTCTTTGGCCTCCGGCGGGACGAGCCGGGGCTTCTACCTGTCGCACGATGACGCCCACCTGAACATGCTCTATCAATGCCTGTCCAACGGCAATACCGTCTCTAGTTTCGAGACGGTGACAGGGGCCGACGCTAACGTCTTTGTCTACTGCAACGTCGGGAACGCTGACGGCTCCCCGATTGATGCCGGCACAGGCAACCTCATGGACATCAAAGTGGGAGACCTTATCGTCAGGCACGAACACTGCTCACCACGCCCTGACGGCGAGGGGACTGCGGGCACTCCGGTCTACACTCACAGCGAGATCAACGACGAGACCGGGGCTGATTCCACAAGGGACTACTGGGGCGACGTGTCCCTCCTGATGGCTCCGGCAGCGGTAACGGTGGACTGGTTATATCTCGGCGTGAACATATCGGCCAAAACAACCGCCGACGATCAGAGGTTCGAGGCATACCGCGTGGTACATAGGTACTCCGCTACACGGAATGGCGGGAACGCTTGGAACGCAGGGGCTACCGTCCTGACCGTCCAGGATGCCACTGAGGCCGCACAGTTTACGGTTGGCGATACGGTTTGGGTTCGGTCACCGGGGTATCATCCATCGGGGGAACTGGTCAAGGTGACGGACGTGACCGCCGCCGTCATTACCATCGCCCGGAATACGGAGAACTCAGGGCGGACAGGTCTCCACTGGAACTACACGACGAACGACCCCGGTAACGAGGTCATGTATCTGGCGGCCAGTACAGAGAAGCAGTTCGAGCCATCACAATTCGACTATGCCGCCGGTAGTTCTAAGGATTTCATGTGTCTACACTGGACTGAACCCCGCAGGATGTCGGCCAACGACGGGCTGGTCGTAAGAATGATAAACGGCTCAGACGACCTAGACACAGAGGCCAGTCTTGTCACGATCTGGAGGGAATGGTAATGACAGTCACTTATGATATCACCAACGCTATCGGCCAGGTACGGCTGAACATCTCGGACATCGATACCACGACCACCACGGGGGCGCGGTCGGACTGGACGATTCTGTTCACCGACGAGGAGATCCAGATCTTCCTGGACAGGGCCAGCTCGGACGTTATGCTGGCGTCAGTCTACGCGCTCCTGGCGATCGCATCTTCCAGGGCGCTCCTCGCCAAGATGGTCAAGATCGGGGACTACAGTCAGGACCTGAAGACGGTCGCCGACTCCTTGAGGGCTCAAGCAAAGGCACTGGTAGATCTCAATAACATGACGCCGGCTGGTGACGCCGCGGAGCAGGCCGTGACCGATTTCGCCGCTCGTGATATAATTTACAATAGCTACTTAAGGAGTGAGTAATGGGACTCTTCCCTTCAGGTGGGTTCAGTATGGTTGGTGACAAGACGCTGAAACGTCATCTCATTGAGACGTTCACGCCTCAGTCACTGACGACTACCAGCGACAGCCAGGGCGGCTTCACGAAGTCATGGACTGCCGGCAGTACGTTCGAGGGGCGGCTCTCCATGCTGGGTATAGATGAGAGGCTGGCCGAGGACAAGATGACGGTGATCGCCACGCACCGGCTCTTCGCGCTTACGGACGTTACGGTGACGGAAGAGGATCAGATCACGCTCGGGTCCCGGACGTTTAAGATCACCGGCGTGCAGAAGCCCTCCAACACGGACACACTGACCGGGGCGCATCTTGAGATTACGCTGCTGGAGGTGGACGGTGACAGCTAATTATAAGTGGTACGGCGACAAAGCCTTGGGCAGTATCCTTCAACAGTCATACGACGGGATGGTTGATATAGCAATGTCGATTACCAAGGAGGCTAAGCGGAACGCCAACCAGCCCAAGGGGTCTGACCAGCACCCGCAGGTTAAGACGGGAACCATGCGCAGGTCTATCACGTTCGACGTGAAGCGAAAAGGGAAGGACATAGAGGCCAAGGTCGGGATAATGAGCGGCAAGAAGAAAGGGGCCAAGGCTCTGGAGTACGCCGCGGATATAGAGTTCGGGGCTCAGCACCACCCGCCCTATCCGTTCCTATTCCCGGCGGTGGAGTCTCATAGGGCCCGGATAAAGGACTTCTTCAAATGAGCGACATGCTGAACCAAGTGGCGAAGGGGCTCTGGAACAAGCTGAAGGCTGATGGGACCCTAATGACCGCTCTCGGCGGGAACGCCGGCAACGGATACAAGTGCTATCATGTCGTCGCCCCCCAGGACGCCTCGCCCCCATATATCACGTTCGGGCAGATAACCAACTTCCCGATCGGGACGTTCGCCAGCCCGACGGCTATCGAGAACGAGACCTGGTGGCTGAACATCTTCAGCAACACAGGGTCAAAGGACGTGGGCGACATCCTGGACGCGCTGACTGACGTACTGGACAACTCCACCTTGACGGTCACCGGCTACACCAACCTGACCACGGTGAGGGAGTTCGTGGGGAATATCATAGTGGACCAAGACACGGAGACATTCCAGATCCCGCTGCGGTATCGCATCTGGGTCGACAAAAACTAGGGAGGTGCCGAAATGGCGCACAGAGCAGGGCGAGTCGGGCAGGTGGATAGTCCGGCAGCTGTCACAGGTATCCGCAACTGGACACTGGATTACACGGTAGACACGGTCGATACAACTGACTTTGCAGACGCCGGTACCGCAACCTACACCCCGACGATCTCGCGCTGGTCCGGTACATTCGCAGGCTTGAAGGACGGAGTGCCACAGACGCTCGGGACGAGCTCCACGGCGATCACGATCAAGCTCTACGAGACCCAGGAGGCCAGCGAGTTCTGGACGGGATCCTGCTTCATCACGGGCGTTAGCTCCAGCGTTGCCTTTGATGGCGCGGTGGAATACAGCTACACGTTCCAGGGCACCGGGGCTCTGACCGTAGCGGCGGCATAAGGGAGGCGAGACATGGCACATTACGCAGGGCGTACTGGTAACGTCGCTGTCGGGGATCTCGTACTCTCGAACTGCGACGACACATGGGACGAGCAGGTAGACGCTGACGTTACCCAGTCTACGGAATCAACGGACTCCACCCTGTATAAGCAGGGAGAGGGCTCCCAGAAGTCGGTCTGCGCGGCCGGGCTCGCGGACGGTGACATCATCGCCTCCGATGTGGTATCCGCCGATTGTACCGGCTACTCCAGGATTCAGTTCTGGGCGTACTCCTCAGTGAACATCACGGGCGTTGGTGATCTCCAACTCCTGATTGACGAGCATGCAATGTGCGCGTCACCCCTGGCGGTCAACATCCCGGTACTGGTTGCCAGCACCTGGAAGCATTGTTCGGTCGTTGCGGCCATCACTGGCCTGTCGGCGGTGATCAGCCTCGGCTCGAAGCTGACGGCCAACGATCCCGGCGCCTTCACGCTCTACCTGGATGATATCCGGGCGGCGCGGGTGATTGCGGGGATCAGGAACTGGACGCTGGACTACACAGTGGACACCGTGGAGACTACTGACTTCGCGGACGCGGGGACAGCATCGTATCTGCCCACGATCTCCAGGTGGGGTGGGACATTTGCCGGGCTCAAGGACGGCGTACCTCTGACCATCGGGTCACAGTATTCCATCCAACTCCTGGAGACCGTCACCTACACCGAGGCATGGACGGGGATGGTTGTCATCACCGGTGTCAGCCCGTCAGTGGCCTTTGACGGGTCAGTGGACTACTCCTACACCTACCAGGGCACGAATGCCCTGACGGTGCCTACAGCGTAACATGGAAGGAATGGTCGCGGCTCTGTTCTTCGGTGGCGAGCAGATCGGGCTGCTCTTATACTGGGACCTCAAGGTCACGGACGCCTCGGGCGAGAAGTGGCGGGTGAAGTTTCGGTACCACTGGATAGAGCGGTACGAGCCGGAGGCAGAGGCGCGACTATACCTTGATGTCGGTGATCGGTATTACAGCCACACGATAACCGTCCCTTACATGGACCCTACGGAGGGAATGGTTAAGGACGAACTGATCATCACGGGGGAGGGTGGATGGATCGCACACCAGGGATAGTCTACCTGATGCGGAAAACCAACGAGACCCGCGAGACACTCGGGGAGATGGGGAATGCCCAGTTCAATGCTCTAATCAAGGAGGTCGCCAAGCAAGAGGCTGAAGAGGCATATTTGATGGCCCACCACTTCGCGTCATTGATGGCGGTGGTCGCTAACACCATCCCCCGGAGAAAGGGATCCAAGTCATTCAGCGCGAGTGACTTCCTGAAAGAGAGGGAATCACAGTGTGACGAACCAAGGAAGCAAACGCCGATAGAGCTGGCCAAGAGCAAGGGGCTCAGAGTGCCAGGAGAGGGAGGATCAGATGACAGGTAAGAAGACGAACATACTGGGGACGCCAACCGGGGGAACTGTGACGCTGGCAGACGGGAAAGCCTACAAGCTGTCGGCACTGGATCTGAACACCCTGGCGCTAATGGAGGACACGTTTGATTGCGGCCTGACCAGCCTCCTCTCAAAGTTCGAGGAGAGGATGGCCGGGAACATGCGGAAGATGCTGTGGGTATTACTCCAGAAGCACCAGCCCCAGATGACCATCGAACAGGTTGGGGAGCTGGTGACCACGGACATCATGGACTCCGTGATGGATGAACTCAAGGCCGTATTAGGAGCCTGACATGTTTGGACAGAAGATAGCCGAACTCGTTGCCGAGATCAAGACCGATACCAAGGGCCTACAGACCGGCCTCAAGCAGGCCGACACCAAGATGCAGGGCTTCGGCAACTCCGTGATGAAGCACAACAAGGCGATCGGTGCTTCCATGACGGCTATGGGTGCGGCTATCCTGGGCATGGGCGCCATGATAGTGAAGTCCTATGCCGACATGGGCGATCAGGTCCAGAAGATGGCAGACCGGACAGGGTTCGCCACCGAGACGCTATCTGAACTTAGGCATGCCGCAGAGCTCTCCGGAACGTCCCTGGACTCCGTTGAGAAGGGCATCAAGAAGATGCAGAAGACCCTTGTCGACGCTGATACTGGGCTGGAGACTTATGTCAGATCGTTCGACCGTCTGGGTCTGAGCGTTGAGGACCTGATGGCGCTGTCCCCGGAGCAGCAGTTCGACACGATCACCAAGGCACTGGCAGACATGGAGGATCCAACCCTCCGCGCCGCCACCGCCCAGGAGGTCTTCGGACGTGCCGGCACCCAGCTCCTCCCGATGCTGGCGCAGGGCGCCGAGGGCATAGAGGCCATGAAACAGGAAGCCCGCGACATGGGCATCGTGTTTGACAGGGATGCAGCGGATGCCGCGGCTGCCCTGAAGGACTCCATGACCAGGCTGAAGGGGTCACTGGCCGGGGTGGGGAACACCATAGCCGAGTCGCTGGTCCCCAAGCTCACAGTCATGGTGGAGAAGGTGGCCGCCATAGCCACCAAGATCACCGACTGGACTGAGGCACACCCGAAACTGTCCAAGACATTGCTGATCGTGGCCGGCGCCCTCGGTGCTGTGATGGCCGTTCTGGGGCCACTACTGATGATTCTGCCGGCGCTTATCTCAGGGATCAGTGCGTTCGGTGTCGCCCTGAATACTGCGATCTGGCCGATCACCCTGATAGTCGCTGCCATAGCGGGACTCATAGCGGCCGGGATTGCCCTCTACAAGAACTGGGACTCGGTGGTCAACTTCTGCCAGAGGGCATGGATCAGTATTAAAAACTTCTTCCTGGAGGGCGTGGACTTCGTGCTCAAGGTGCTGGAGAAGTTCACCACGTTCCTCCCCGGATTCAATGCCAAGATCACCGAGGCGCGTGAGAATCTCAGGGATATGATCGACGGAAACAAGGTGGAGAAGGACGCGCTGAAGGCCGAGCAAGCCATCCGGAAGCTCACCAAGGCAACTGAGGGCTACAACGAGGTGGCTGTGACATACGCCGAGGATGTTGCCCCGGTAGTGGTGAAGGGGCTCACAGGGTCCGCAGATGCCGCTACCATATTCGGTGACGCCCTACTCGCAATCCAGAAGAAGATGGACGCCGTATCTGCCAAGGCTCCGGAGGAGACCGCGCCGAAGGCCAGTACAGGTGGCGGTGGCGGTGGTGGTGGGGATCTGACCGGCGATTATGGCTTTATTGAGTGGCTCTTCGAGGAGATCTGGGGCGGCGTTGGAGACTTTGAGGTATTCAAGAAGGGGATCGAGTCCGGGAAGATCGGGATCCCCTCCGCGCTGATGGACGAGTGGGCGCACATCCTGGACGAACTCGCAGGGCTAGGAGAGCTTGGCGCCGGCGGCATCGTGACCAGCCCCATGGCGGCGATCATCGGGGAGAAGGGTCCCGAGGCCGTGATCCCACTGGACAGGGCTGGCGCGATGGGTGGTGTGACAGTCAACTTCACAGATCTCGTCGTCCTGGATAACGAGGAGTCGATTAACCGGCTCGCCCGGAAGATATATGAACTCTCAGAGAGAGAGCAGCGGTTCCAGTTCGGGGGGGCTTTGACCTAATGGCCGATGCAACTTACAAGATAGAAGTGGATTGGGACGGCGACCTGTCGTGGGACAACGCGAACACGGACATCACATCTCGCGTGATGGAGTTGTCGTATGGGCGCGGCAAGAACGAGGAGTTGGGGAAGGCGGCTGTCGGACGCGCCACCATTAAGGTGAGCAACACCGACGGGCTATTCTCGCCCACGCTTGGGGCTGGTGCGCTGTATGGTGACTTGGAACCATACCGGCGGGTCAAGATTACAGAGACGAGCATCGAGGGGTACGGGGTCGAGTTCGACGGGGCTTCTGGTGACATCAAGGTTACGGACGCCGCAAGTATTCAGAACATCTGGGACGGTGGGGGTACTGTCTCCACATGGGTCTACGTTGACAGTGACGGCGAGGCCAACGTCGGGCGCATCTTCGACAAAACGGCATGGTATCTGAACGTCAACAGCGAGGCGGCCAGTAAAGTCAAGGTTACGCTCTGGGTAGACTTCGACGGGGTGGCGAACGGTCAGTGGACTACCACCGCCACGGAGATTACGCTGGCATCGTGGACGAAGATTGATGTCATGTACGACTCGGACGCTACGGCGAATAATCCCACCATCGCCATCAACGACGTGGACAAGACGGTGGGGGCGGGACTGACCGAGGACACCACGCCCGTAGGCACCCGCGTGACAGACGTTGGGAGTGACCTCTATATCGGCAATAACAGCGCCGACTCCAACACCTTCGACGGGAAGTTTGATTCTGCGGAATGGTACAACCGGACAGCGGGTGGAGCCGAACGCGCAACGAACTACAACTCCGGCACCGGCCTCTCCGAGCCGAGCGACAAGACCGGCCTGGTGCTGTGGTTCCCGCTTAACGAGGACGTGCTGACGACCGTCTACGACTGGTCGCCCTATAAGAACAACGGGACGATCACCGGCGGGACTTGGACGGACGGGAAGGTTCCCCTAGATAAGCGCCTCTTCACCGGGTACATTGAGCACATCACGCCCAACCCGCACCCGACCGCACAGTCAGCCCAGATATTCTGTGTGGACGGGCTGGACTTCCTGGCTCGGGCCGAGACACAGACGGCTATATATAACGACGAAACCACGGGCTATCTGGCGAACCGGGTGCTGGTGCCGACTGAGTGGGACGGGGTTCCGCTTGACGGGCTGGTGGGCTGGTGGTCGTTTGACCCGTGGAGTATTGACGGGACTACGGTTTACGACCTGTCGGAGCGGGGGAACGACGGGGTGATGACGGGCTATGTGGAGGGTGGGGTAGAGCAAGGATATTGCCAGTCACGGTCTATGCAATTCGACGAAAGCACATCACAGGTTATTGTTCCTGCGTCGGCTTCTTTAGATATAACCAAAGCGGTCAGTGTCGTGTCACGGGTTATGTGGACAGGTACTCAGAACTTCCCACGAATCGCCCGTAAGGGCGGTGAGGAATATGCCCTTTGGAAAGAAGGTACACGGTATCGGTTCCAAATAGAACAAGGCGGGGGTGTTGGTGCTAACGCCCAGACCGCCTTGGCTACTGTCGTGTCAGATAAATGGCAGAATGTAGCGGGTACATTTGACGGGACAGACATCAAGGTGTATCTTGAAGCTGACCTCAAGGCAACCACAAACTCCCCTGGTGATATAGATAGCGCACCAGCTACCGAGTTCCAACTTGGCAATAGCCCTGTCTGGGGCGGGTTTATAGAGTTCGTGGCTCTCTATAATAGGGCGCTAACACCGACCGAAATCACCCTGTTCAAGAATCTGAAATGCCGCCGCGAAATAGATACCGGACAGGACTCCCCGCCATTCGGGTATTTCGACAGCATGCAGGCCCGGAACGCCCTCGGCCAACTAGAGGACTCCGAACTCTCGTTCGTCAAGGTGGACGGGTTGGGACGGTTGTGCTACGAGGACAGGCACCACCGATACACCCCAGAGCACCAGACCTCAAGGTGGACAATCAACGACACCATGAACGAGATAGTCTACGACTACGGCGTGAAGATTCTCTTCAACGAGGTCGAGGCGGGCGTGACTCCGTGGACTTCCAACGCCATCGCAACCCTCTGGGAGATGTCCGGAGAGACTCCGGGGATACCCGCCGGGGGATCAATCACGATCTGGGGGCCGTTCAATGTGAGCGACCAGACCGTCTGGGGGAACGCCGTCACGGAGCCGGTGGCGACCACCGACTACACCGCCAACGCGGAGGCCGGGGGCGCGGGCGCGGACATGACCGGCGACCTCTCCTTCGTCAACACTGTATTCTCACAGACCATCAAGATGGTCATCACCAACGGCGGGGCGGTCAAGGCATATCTAACTGCCCTGAAGGTGCGCGGTACCTACTACTCCCAGGACTCCACAATCGTCCGGAAGTCCACTGACGAGGACAGCATCCGGGCGTATCAGAAAAGGACGCTGACGCTGGGCGGGAAGTTTATGTCGGACTCCGACCAGGCCCAGAACGCCTGCGACTACGGGATAGCCAAGTACAAAGACCCGCAGGCTCTCCCCCAAATAGTCATCAAGGGGAACAAGGCGGCGGCTACATTGAAGCAGGTTATCGTCAGGGAGATATCCGACCGGGTGACGGTGGTGAACACAGACCTCGGGCTGAACTCCGACTTCTTCATCAACGCCATGCAGCACACGATCAGTCAGCGGGGTCTCCTTCATACGGTTCGCTATACCCTCGCCGACGCTACCAACGACGATTTCTGGATCCTAGATTACTCAGTGCTCGATACGAGTACGAAGTTGGGGTACTAAATGGTAATGAAACTCTTAAACGTCCCCGGGAAGGCGCCGGCAGTCGAAACCGCCGAGACCTATCTCGCCCGGATTCCGCACGGATCTACGAAGCGGCGCCTCCGGGATCGGAAGGGGGAGGTCGGACGGCCGACCTCGGATCTAACGGTTAAGGCCTACGTTAACCACGGCCGGTGGGTTATTGACTGCCCGGATCCGAAGTGTACCGGCGCGGAGTTCCTCTTCGAGGATCAGAAGCACCGATGCTCCCAGTGTGATAACCGGGCGGTCGGTGGGGAGCTCTACGACGTGGATCTCCCGAAGAACCGGAAGGCGATCGAGAAGGCGCTGGAGGTCAGGCCGGTAGGGAACCGGAACTGGACGAATGAGAGCGTGGCACAACTACGGCGAGAGAACAAAGAGGCGGGGGTGTAATCATGGCATGGACAGCACCGCGAACCTGGGTCACGGGCGAGGTGGTCACAGCAGCCCAACTCAACGAGCAAGTCAGAGACAACACCCGCTACCTGAAGGGGTTGGACGGGGCGGTTACGATTGGGGACGCGCTTGCCATCACGGGTGCGCTAACAGGTGTTACTTCACTGACGATGGCGGGGGCGCTGGCCGGGGCGACCACGGGTTCGTTTTCCGGTCTTTTAACGACTGCGGCGATTACTGCTTCCGGCTTAATAACTGCCAACGGCGGGATCACGTTGGGTGGGACGCTGGACGCAAACCAGCAAAATATCACAAGCGTTAAGGAATTGATGGGCCACACCGCTCATGAGCTCAAGATAAGGGGGAAGCGCCAAGTTGCGGCTGGCGACCTCCTGCTATCCACGACGGGGGTTACTCCCGGCTTTGCCGATACTACCAGGGTACAGATTACAGGCGGGGCTGTTACCGCCGTCGCTGCGTGGTCTAACATCACGCACACCGGAATCGTGCTGAGTGGTGCGCTGGATGCTAATAGCCAAAACTTCACAAGCGTCGGGACTATTGGATGCGGTGGCATTACTACTACAGCCCAACTTTATATGACCGAACAGGCCGCGTCGGGTGGTTCGGTTGCTACTCGCGGCGAGTTCTGGGTCAGGAACGACGCGCCCTGTGTCCCGATGTTCACCGACGACGCGGGGGCGGACTGGAATCTAGTAAGTAGTACGAGGAGGTTCTTTTCAGTCCCTACATATACTAGCGGTGCTATCGTTCCGCTATCCCCAGGTGCCGTCGCACAACTTACAGTCGCGGCACAAAAAGCGGACGGGGCTTTTGTAATGCCTTGGGATTACAATACATTGGTTAGCGCCGAGTTGGTAGTTATGACTGGCGTCACTGGTACTTTCGACTGGACGCTCAATACGCAATTCGCCACTAATGGCGAGGCTTATAATACCCATACAGATTCGGCCACGGAGGACACAAGGGTGGCAACGGATACCCAAATGGATTATATAGACGTTAGCGCTGCCTTCACTGGCGTCGCCGCACTTGATTGGGTGGGGTGGTCCTTCGTACTTGACGCACTAGATACTACGACCTCGGTGAACGTCGTCGGGTTAAAATTCCGCTACACATAATGGAGGGACCAAATGGCTGGATCAATCGATAAAAGTTCCCCGGAGTATATGTTCGGGCAGATCATCACCCGGCTGGACCAGGGCGATAAGACGATGATTGCCCACACGAAGTCGCTTAACGAGATGGCGCTGGCCGTCGCCGACCTACCATGCAACCACCACGCGGAACAGAATCGCCTCCTGAAGGAGTGGCAAGACGAGCACGATGAGAAGCTCGCCGACGCCGGGAAGGCGGGGTTGAAACTCCGCCACGGGCTGATCATTGCCCTCGTCACTGGGGGGATGGCCGCCGGGATCACACTGGGAGCGCAGGCTCTGATGTGATAAAACGATAGCATTCCCCTTTAATGACCCGCCGAGCCTCTGCTTGATAGTCACGCGCAACCCGGCGGGTCTTTTTGTGGACGCGGAATAGGGCGGATATATCAGTAAGGCCGCCTGTTGGCCACCTGGTCGCCCCACAGCCCCGTCGACGCGGCCGCCATAGAGGCCGATGGAATCCGATTCGCGGACTATCTATCGCTTAACTCTAGTTAATCGCCCAGATTTGGATGGCTTTGAAAACCGCCCACGACACGGCGCGATAGTGGTTTCCCGTCCCTTTACCACCACTTGGGACTATCGGCCTGTGGTGGCCGTCTGGTGGGGCGAGGTGGGCGCTGTGGCGGGTGCCTTTGGTTGGTTTACCAGCTCCCGGGGCAGATCACCGCCCTGAAAATACTTTCCCAAAACACTTGACAAATGTTAAGCGCATGCCCTATAATGCTGGTAGATCAAACGGAGGCGGAAACGAGATGACGATCAGGGAATGGCTCCACCGAACAGCAGCAGCCCACACCAGCAACGAGACCGATGCCACCCAGATGCAGGAACTTCTCCGCCAGGTTGGATTCCCCAAGGCGGTCTGCACCTGCGGCGTCGTCTACCTGGAGGGGAAGGGAACCCCGGAAGCTCCTCCCACAGACATCCACACCATGGCGCGCATCATCACCAAGCTCCCCGCCATGGCCTATGCAGGGACGGTGGCATAATGGACTACGAACACGATTATGCCTTCTTCCAAAACAACAGCGATGCCAGTGGACACCTACCAAGCTACATGGCCAGCCCGAACATTGACTTCGCCTGCATGGGATTTAGGCAGACCGCTGACCCCGATGATGGGGTGATGCGGTTCCACCAGCCCTACGCCAAGTACGCCGACACCTTGGTGGCGGAAATGCCCACCGATCTGATGTCCATGATTGACCGTACCATGCTGGACTATGAAGGAGAGATATAATGACACCGTATGAGGAACTCAAGATGCTGGTCGCCGCAGGCCGCTACACTTACCGGGAGTTACTCTTCGCGCTCCGGGGAATTGGCGAACGGTGGGAGATGGACGCCACCGACCACGAACTATTCAGCGTTAACTGAGGAGGATTGTATGAAACTGACAAAGCACATCAACCCGGACGGGAGTGAATTACAAGTTTGGCGGGGAGCCGGGGTCAGACTGGGAGCCGGGGTCAGCCTGGGAGACTGGGTCAGACTGGGAGACTGGGTCAGCCTGGGAGACGGGGTCAGCCTGGGAGACGATGTCAGCCTGGGAGCCGGGGTCAGCCTGGGAGCCGGGGTCAGCCTGGGAGCCGGGGTCAGACTGGGAGACTGGGTCAGCCTGGGAGCCGGGGTCAGCCTGGGAGACGGGGTCAATGTACCCGATGGTCTTAACGGTTTGACATTCCAGATGACCTTCTACCCGATGACTGTATCGGGTGACGTTATCACATCAGGCTGTCACACCAAAACCCCAGAAGAATGGTTGAAATACATGACCCGTGACAACTGCCGCCGCGAAGGGTTGAAAGACCATTACAGACCATTCTACATTGACTTCGTGAAGACTGTTATAAGACTCATGGAAGAACAGAAAGGCGGCAAATAATGAGTAAGGAAACCTATCTCTGTGAACACGCCGGTGATTGCCCGGACAAGGATTGCACCCACATCACCCCACATTCGCCAGTTGAGGTCTGCGACGAGCACCACCTCTTCAAGTGCCACGACAGATCCAGCTTCTGTAGTATTAAGGGATACGGGATGTGCGTCCCGGTCAAGGAGGATTAAGTGAAACTACACCCACTCGCCCAAGCCCTCGTAGAAGAACAGACGGAGAAGGAGATGTCGGGGCCGCTGATGGCTCGCATGCTGGGGGTTTCTGGGGCGGCCTGGTCTCTGGTCAGCCGGGGGATCCGGCAACCGGGACCCAAGATCGTGGCGGGGACGCTGCTGGCGTTCCCCAAGATCAACGTGGCTCGGCTGCTGAAGGAAGCGGCCAAGGAGGTCTAGCGATGGTAAACGAATGCGCTGAAGCCTGCAAGAGGAACTTCGAGATGACGGGGGTGCTACTCAGCTACCGTGTCTGCCCGGAGTGTAACGGATGCGTGATGGCGTCGATCTACAAGGACACGAAAGGGGCACACCCGTCCACCGTGTTCATAGACCACCAGACCAAGGTTTGATACATCCAGGAGGAGTCAGGATGACGTTGACCCACATGAGCCTCTTCACCGGGATCGGGGGGATAGACCTCGCCGCTGAATGGGCGGGATTCGAAACGATAGGACAGGTGGAGATTGATGCGTATGCGATCAAAGTCCTCGAAAAACACTGGCCAGATGTTGCCCTGTTTGGAGATGTCAGGGGAGTCACAGGAGAAACCATCAACGAACTTGTGGCTCACGCCAACCGTAGAGGATCACAAGAGCGACGGCCCCAAGACCGTTCAAGCGGGGATAGATGCGGCACAGGAAGGGAGGCGCCCGAGGACTTCGGCACAGAGACTCCGGAATCAAGTTTTGTGGCCGACGCCGAAGGGCAGCCCATCGGGTCCAGACTTTGCGAGGGTGAACAGGGAGGAGAGCGGCGGGGACGATCTGGCGACGGCGATGGCCAAAGACTCACAGTTCTCTCCGGCGGCTTCCCCTGCCAACCTTTCAGCACTGCGGGTAAACGTCAAGGCACTCTTGACAGCCGTAACCTCTGGCCTGAGTTCAGGAGACTCATTGGCGAAGCGAGACCCAGATGGGTCGTGGCTGAAAATGTACCAGGACTATTCACAATTGATGCTGGACGGGTCTTTGGAGAAGTGGTCAATGACCTGGCCGAAATGGGGTACTCTGTCGGCTGGTGTAGTTACGGCGCTGTCGATGTCGGAGCCTTACACCGAAGAAACCGAGTCTTTATTGTGGGGTACGCCGCGAGTAGGGATGGAACGCTCCCCAGCTTGTTGGTACGACAGGGGGAAGGGAAATCTGGAGGAACAGGTCGGGGCAGCAGAACTCTGGCCAACGCCCAGAGCAGGCAAGACAACGGACGAGTGCGAGGAGACCTGGACAATAAGGCGGGACAAAGGGGACGTGTCAACTCCACCGCTGACGCTGGCGGTCAAGATGTTCCCAACAATCAGGGCATCGGACGGGGCGCATGGGGGGGCGAATCAGAGGGGAAGCCGCGGGGACGAGACACTGAGTTCAACAGTTGGTGGCTCGTTGAACCCGACGTGGGTAGAGTGGCTAATGGGGTTCCCAAGCGGGTGGACAGACTTAAGTGCCTAGGGAATGCCGTAGTCCCACAGCAGATCTACGAGGTGTTCCGGGGGATCGCCGAGCATGAGTTGACATATCTCGATAGAAGCCCTATTATCTGACAGGAACAACGAAGGAGGCAGATGATGGCCAAGCGCAGTATTCAGATGGAACGGCAGCGTGAGGGTTGCCGCGCCCACAACAAGGCCGTGGAGGTCAAGGCCACGAAAGTCAGGGAAAAGCGGTTCGGTGCCATTCGGAAGGCACTGGCCATGTATCTATAAAGGAGGAGTTATGCCGATCAAAGGAGTATCAGAACGCCAACGCCTGCCCCGTCTGGGCAAGATCCACCTCGGGCTCCAAGTGCCCGTCATGAAGGATGGGAAGCCCGTCATCCGGAACGGTGAGCCCGTCACCCGGCCCAAGGCCACAGACTACTTCGTCTTCACCGAGGACCGGCGCGAGGAACTGGAGGCCATCTTCGGGGAGAACCCCAAGTCGCTGGACATCATCATCCCCGTGGCCGACCCGGACGTCTGGGCTAGCCAGTTCTACAGGTGCTACTCCAGGACACGCGGCCTCGTCTGCCGGGGTGACGGTGAGACATGCGACCGCCTGGTCGACGTGGACACCGGTGATATCGCCGGGAGGGACACGAAGGACTCGGTCTGGCAGAAGGGTCAGCCCTGCGCCGGCCGCGAGTGCCCCGATTACAAGGACAAGAAGCGCCAGTGCAGGGAGACCATGAACCTCCAGTTCATGTTACCCGACGCGCCCGGTCTGGGCATCTGGCAGATCGACACCGGCTCCATCAACTCCATCATCAACATCAATAGCTGCGCGGCCATGATCAAGTCGGTCGCGGGGCGGGTTCACATGATTCCGCTCCAGCTCACCCTGGAACCGATCGATGTCGTCAACCCCGATGACCATAAAAAGAAGAAGGTACACGTCCTGAACCTCCGGTGCGAGACGAAGCTCCGGCAGGTACTGGAACTGGCTGCCCGCCCCGCCAACGAGGCACTGATGCCGCCGGTGGCCGACGGGGACGCGCCGGATGATCTCCTCGCGCTCCCGGCCGGGGACGACGAGATCCCAGATGCGGCGATCGCCCGCCAGGAACCGGAGACCAAGACTGAGTTCGTGATCCCGGACAACATCCCGGCGAAGGATGCCGCGGGTCTATGTACCACCACCGACATATCAGCCCTGATAAAGTTCGCCAAGACCTGCGGGGTTGACCCACTGGTCATCATGAAGATGGCGCAGGCCAAAGGATTCACCGGCGCTGACTGGGCGGCCATGTCCAAGAAGCAGATCCGGTGGGCCGCGGAGAAGATCGTAGAGGAGGCCACGAATGGCAATAAAGGATCAGGGACTGAACCAAAGCAATCTCAATCCGGAGGCATCGACGTTGACGGCGGAGGACCAGAAGCCGAGCCCGACGGAGTCGACCCCGTCACAGCAGCAGCCGACAGAATCGTTGCCGGTGACGAACCTGACGACGATGGATGGGACGCTCTCGCCGCTGAAGCAGACGCCGGACGAGAAGGATAACCCCTTCGTCCAGGAGGCTACGGAAGAAGATGTCGCCGCTATGGTCTGGGAGCCACTCCCCGTCACTACACTGTTGTTCAGCATCGCCCCACTCCAAGACCTAGAAGTCCAGCGCATGAAGGAAGAGGTGGGGACCCTGATCCACTACCTTGACACGGCGGAGGTCACTGATGACGCCAGCGCCAAGCATGCCTCGGACAACCTCTCCATGGTGGCCAAGCTGAAGAAGGCGCTGGAGGGGAAGCGCACCGAGTACGTCGGCCCCCTCCGGGACGCCAAGGACGCCATAGACCAGGACTTCAAGGACATCGTGAATCCCCTTCTGGAATCCGACAAACGCCTCCGCCAGAAGGTCGCCACCTACACCGCCGAGAAGATGCGGGTGGCTGATGAGGCGCGGAGGGCGGCCGCCCTGGCCGAAGCCCAGCGCCTCGCCGAGATCAAGGTGGACGAGGACACCGGTGAGGTCACCGAGCCCGAGACGCCACAGGCACCACTACCGGACAAGGCCAGCCACCTGACGCGGGGGCAAGTGGGATCCACAGGACTGAGGATGAAGCCGATGTTCGAAGTCCTCAACCCCGACATGGTTCCCCGTGAGTACTGCTGCCCCGATGAGAAGGCTATCCGGGCGGCCGTCAAGAACGGCATCGTCAACATCGCCGGCGTCCGGATCTGGGAAGAACCTGACGTGACGGTCAGATAGGAGGGGATGATGGCACAAGGACGCATGCTCAAGCGGAAGATCGTCCAGAGCCGGGAACTGGCATCGTGTTCCGTCCTGGCTCGCCTCCTCTTCATCTACGGGATGGTCCATGCCGACATTGACGGCAGGTACTATGGGGAGTCCATCATCTGGCGCTCCCAGCTTTTACCGTGGGACGACATCACCGCGGAGGATATCAGCGCCGCCATGGACGAACTGGCGGCCGCCAAGGATTCCGACAACGTCCCACTGGTACACTTCTATCACTTCCGCGGTACCCGGTACTGCTACTTCCCAGGATTCGCGGACAACCAAACGCTGCGGCCTGACCGTGAAAGTCCCTCCGACCTACCACCGCCGGAGGACTCCGGGAGTGCTCCCGCAGATGTCCCGCCGGAGGACTCCGGGAGTACTCCGGGCACAAAGGAAGTTAAGGTTAAGGTAATAGAAGAGAAGTTAATAGAAGGAAAGGTAACGCCGACTGATAAACAGATATTGACTATATGGCTCAGTGTACCGGGCTTCAAGGCCAAGATCACCATGCCCAAAGCACAGGAGCTACTGGCCAAACTGCGGGAGGAGTTCCCGTATCTCAATCTGGAAGAGGTCAGCCGGCAGTGGGTAGCCTACAAGATCGGGAAACCCCTGATGGCCAACAGCAACCCGTCCAGCCAGATATACAACTGGATGGCCAACGCGAAGAAGTTCAAGGAGGAAGCCGATGAGTCAGGAAGAACACAAAACCGAACCACGGACGTCAACCAACAGGTGGACAAACCTGGCGGGAGCGTTTTCAGTGACGTCGGACGGATCCACTCAGGTGGAGCGGATCTGCCATAAGTGCGCCGATAAGTTCATGACACCTGAACGGGTGGTCGTGATCTCCGGGGTGGAACACGACATGACGGATCAGTGGTGCCAGAAGTGCCACATCGAAATGAACTCCACTGATGAGCACCGGCGGAAGGCCTCGCTGGACATGGCTCGTGCCGGCGTCCGGCGGAAGTGGCGGGAAGAATGGTCTGGGATCCCGGCGAAGTACCAGCTCACGGTATTCGAGACTTTCGTCCGAGACCGCCAGCCCCAGGCCTATGACCTGATCAAGGAATACGCCGAGAACTATGACGGGTACGCGAAGGGGATGCCGAGTATATTCCTCTACAGCGAGGCCCCTCTCTACGGGGTGGGGAAGACCCACCTGATGGCAGCGATGGGCCACCGGATACTGGACAGGTGGGTGGGAGACCCTGAACATTCAACCATCCCGATCCGGTTCATCGCCGAGAGGGAGTTGTTCAGGAACATCCGGGCGTCCTACAACCAGAACCCGGACGGTGGCCGTCCGGTGGTCACCGAGGAGATGATCTACCGGCGCCTCACCACGGCACCCCTCCTCCTCCTGGACGACCTCGGGAAGGAGAAGGTGACGAACATGGACTTCGTCCAGCGCGTCTACTGGAACCTGATTGACGCCCGATACCAGGCGGATCTCCCGATCGTGATCAGCGCGAACTACAATCTGGACGGGGTGTCCCGGCTACTGGGTCAGGCCACCGCGGAACGGATCATGGAGATGACGCGGGGGAACATCATCGAGATGAAGGGTAAGTCCTTCCGCTTCGGGGAGGGTAAGTGATGAACACCGAGGAACTGGAACGGGATCTGGATAAAATCTACCCGGCGTTCTCCGCAGCCATGAAGGAAGCCTGGCCGATGCGGACATACAATGAAGCCCAGCAGATTGACCTCCGATTGTTCTTCCGCTGGGTGAACGGCGTCCACCTGAAGGGAGGGGAGTGATGGCGACGATCAACTGCACCAACGAAGAGTGCTGCCACAACAAGAACGGCGAGGATTGCCTTGTGGATGAACTCGACCTTTCGGCGTGTGGCGAGGGCGCATTGATGTGTGACTCCTACGCACCGTGGCCAACCAAAGCGGAGTACAACGCGCCATGAAGATCTCACCACTGGACAAGCTCTTCTCCGAGTACATCCGGCGCCGGGCAATCAGCCGGGGCCATGGATGTGAACGCTGTGGTCACTGGAAGGTATCCTACAAGGATCTCCAGTGCGCCCACATGTTCGGACGCGCCAAGAAGTCCACCCGGTGGGATCCGGACAATGCTGCCGGCTTGTGCGGAGGCTGCCACATGTATCTGGACTCCCAGGCCGAGGAGAAGGTTCAGTTCTTCAAGAAGCTCCTGGGGGTGGTGGCCTACCAGCACCTGATGATCCGGGCGCGGACCCCCCAGAAGCCGGACGAGAACGCGATCACGCTATACCTGAAGGAAGCGATCAAGGAGTTGGGTGATGAATGAAGAACAGATCAGTGAGGTGAAGAATGACTAAGGAAGAACAGATTAGGGAGATACTGATATTGGAATCAGAACAAGTTGATGACAGGGTTATCGCTGGATTTACAGAACTTGGACTCAGTAAAGTTATCCCAAGACTCGCCGCCCTGTTCCCCAAGACAGATGATGCAGGGCTGGCACTACTGACTTATTCAGAGTGTTACAAACTCTGGACTGACGCTGATGATTACGACTT